ATAGCCTGAACTTCTCCAAGAGCCGTCTCTGGAATTCCCATAAGTTCGTGCATAGAGCGCTTAAGCATGTCTAGGTATGCCATAGCGCCTTGCAAGCCGCTGCTGCCGCCTTCAAGGTTAAACACTTGTGAGTCTTTAGGAAGACCGCCCCAAACCTTCTTAGGACCCTTCTCAAGGTTCGAAGCCTTAGCACCCACGATTACAGTAACTGGAGCAGCGTGGTAGTTGATGATGTCAACTACGTCTGTAGAAATTTCATTGTAAGTACGGTTAAGTGTGATGATATCTTGTGCGTCTGACAAACCCCAAGGACTTCCTGAAACAGGGATGTTAGGGATGTGTACGACAGGGATTACACCAAGTGGGTTAGGGCGTGAATCAATAAGTTCATCATTGATGTACTCTTCGATAATGTCGTCGGTCAGAATCTCAGTGTAGGTGTAGACCTGACGGGTCCCTTCTAGCGACGTGCCCCAGAAGCGGTACTTCAGTTTAAAACGAAGTAGGCGAGCCTTGTCGTGTGGGTGGAACTCTGGAAAGCAGAAAGAAGAGTTCAGTGGGAGGATACGAACACGCCCCGGATGAACACGACCTGCAGTATCTTGATAAGCCTCTTCGTAAGCGACTTTAACAAAGCAGTCACCTGAAACTGAGCCCTGCTGACCCATTTCAAGAAGAATGCCCATCTTGTCATTGTCAATCTCCCACACGCGCTGCAAGCGGTCAGGTACGATGGCTTCAGTAGCCTTGGCAGAGCGGAAATACACGCCTCTACCAAACGTAAAACGGTTTAGATAATCTACAAACGCACGGTAGTAATTAACCGCTACTTGTGGCTCGCCCTGCTCACGACGGTACCCAAAGTGGTGACCTAGGTACATAGCCCAGTTAAGTGAATAACGGTTTAGACGAGGACCGTGAACCTCAAACTCTTCGTCCGCCAATTCCACAAGACCGAGTGGAGATACGGAGATAGTTAAGTCAGATGAAGCCGCCCGATAACTGGGAGGCGAAAAATCAAGCCCTGCACCACTCATCGATTAGTCCTTGTGCTTTTCATGTTTGCCCTCATGCTTCTTTTTATGTTCTTCATGCTTGTTTTTAGCATGCTCTTTTTTCTTACGTTCGAACTGTTTTGCCATTAACTCTTTGCGACGGGCTACTGTGCTACTGTCCATAAAACGCCCACCCTCTTGAACGTAATGTTCATGCACCCAGTGACTGGCTGCTGGTGAAGGGTACTTGGCAAACTTAGTCTTTGCTTGCATGACACATAGTTGCCACAATCGCATGTTTGTAGGTTCAGAAGCCACGTTTTTCCTTAAAGGCAGTCCCCCGGCTAATTAAAGCCGGGGGTTACACCTATTTACTAGTCGTTAACGACAGTTGGGTTGAGGCGCGAAGTGCGTCCACCACTACGTACAACAGTCTCGAAAGTCTGTGCTGCGTAGTCGTTGAACGAACCATGTGCGAACTCACCCAAGAAGGTCGGTGCTTCGATCCATGCAGCAGAACCTACGTGAGCACGCTCGCTGAGGGTTTCCTCAGCAGGCTTTTCAAATACGTTTGCGTTATGGTTCGAACGACCCGGTGCTGTTACAGTGCCCTGAGACATACCCTTGACAAAGTCATTTGGTACGTCAGTGTCTGTAGCAATGCCTTCTTCAAAACGAAGAGGGCCACGGTTACCTGCAAATCCGTCAGCGCCCTTACGCTCAAAAACTTGAGGGGCACGTTCAGGAAATTGTGGATCGGGTGCGATACCCATACTAACTCCTTAAGGTTGTTGGAAAGGCCATTCCAATAACAAGTTTCTTTCGTTATTGCCTCTGTGTCAGCGTTAACTAAAAGAAAATGTTGCTACTCACTTCTAGAGTAGGCATTACAAGGTCTTTAGTCAGAGAACAAGCAATAGATAAAGAGTCAACGTAGTCGTCATGCGCGTGGGCTTCATTAGGTGCGGCTACTAAGAAGTTAGCGCCTCTGTACTGAATCTCAGCATCTGTCATCTGCTGTACGAAGCGTTTGTAGGCTTTCAATTCCTTAGTCTTTGAGTGAGATGGGAATCCCAACATTTGACGCTGAATAAGTGCTTGTAGATGCTTGTAGCGAGAAGACTGTTCAGTAGGGCTAGATGTTACAGGGATTACCTGTGCGCGTGGCATTAGTAGTTTTAGGCGCTGGGCTACAGCGTCACCTACACCGTTAGCGTCCACTCCTACTGCGAGTACATCGTAGTTAGAGAGGAAGTTTACAATCTGGAAGTACTGCTCTTCCCAATCATCGCCTTGAATTTCAAGCCAGTTCAGGATTCGATGCTCAAAGTAGCCGAACTCATCAGGCCGGTCCCAATCAACCCAGACTACTGTGACTACAGTGCTGTCCATCTTTCGAGCAGGGTCAACACCGACAACCACAGGAGTTTGGTGCCATACCTTAACAGTCTGTTGTGATGTATCTCCAAGTTCTTCCAAAGCACTTTGAGTAACAAACATGCCTCGTTCAAGGATCCACTTGCAGTTGTACGACATCTGGAACTCGTCAGAATCTTCGCCAATACGTAGTTTTTCTCGGTCAATGTGGGTTTTGTATTTAGGGTTGACTTTAGTCACATCTCTCCAGTCCCACTGGAAGTGGTTCTGACGCTTTCCACGCTTTGTCTGTTCGCGTTTGTTCATTTGGATTGACTTGTAGAAGTTGTTCTTGTTTGTGGTAGGCGTACCAGTTTTAACCATGGTACCTGCGTAGTACGCCAACATCGGAACAATGGACTTGGTAACCACAAAGTCATCGGCTTCTTGACACTCATCAATGATGATGATGTGGAAGGACTTAGACTCAATCTTGGCTCGTGGGTTGGCGGTCATCATCGTAAGGGTAGAGCCGGAGCGCTTCATCTTAATAGACCGAGTTACGCCACTCTGCTTCTTGGCTTGGTCGTCAATCTCAGGGTCGCCCAAGATTTCCAACGCACGCTCAGATGTGAGGCGGGTAACTGTACGCCCGAACAGGGTTTCTACCTGACCCTCAACAGGGGCAAACATACCTACCCAAATACCGTCTTTGAAACGACCAAGTAGGTCCGGGTAAATCTTGGCAAGGAGTGGGAACAGAACCATAATTGTGGCTACTGTATTAGCAATGGTTTCTGACTTACCAGACTGACGTGCAGCAAGGGCTGTGATTTCTGAGCCATCGTTAACAATCAAGGACTCAATGATTCTACGAGCCAGTGGTTCTTGGTAAGGGTGAAGTGGATGCCCAACAAGGACTTCCATAAACTTCATGACTCGGTCTATGAGTTTGCTAACAAACTCTTTAGACAGTTCATTTTCTTCGGGCTCTTCTTCAAAACCTTCGGGGTCACCAAACCCCCCTTCGTCATAAAACTCGGGGGTAATTTCTTCAAACTGATCGTTTTCCATGTAAGCCACACATCTAGTAAACACAAAGACCACCTAAAGAGGTGGCCAAAGTGCAAACTTATTAGTGCCTACGTTTGAGTTCTTTCATAATGGCATGTAGCGCTTCAGTGCCTAATAAAGTCTCATCCAATACAAATACGTCATGATGTCGGATGTAGTCTGTAAGATTACGACCAATTGTGTAAAGGGCTTGCTCAGACCATTGGATTAAATCTGGTGTGGAAAGTTTTTCAACACGTTTTTCAATCTTGGTCTTTTCTTTAGGCGTTCTCTTTAGCATCTTCCAGTTCCTCCAACGACATTAGCGTACCCATCATCGCTGTAGTAAGTGCTTCAGTCTCATCGACCACGCCTGTCCACATGCCTAGTACAAATGCTTTCATCTTCCAAAAGTGTACGACTACACTTTTACCGACTCTAAAAGGTTCTTCAATTTCTGAAGTATGTCCTACTTGAAAAAAAGTTTTAAATGACCACTTAATTGGGTATGGGATTACTTGTGCGTAAAAGCGTGGTCCGATGTTGTATACCTTAGGCATTATGCTCCTATTTTCTCTTCCTACCATTTTTTGGATAAGGAAGTTTACCATTGCGGTTAATCTGTTGCCAAGGACGGTAAGCCGTCTTAGCACGGTTGCTACGAACAATCTGACTTGTGCGGGTGATGCGGTACAACGACTCTTTAGCGTAGTCAGGAAGGTTTGATACGTCAGCGTAGCCTCGTGGATGCGCGTCAAGTTCTTCTGCAATGTAGCGGCCTTTTGACTTACGAGACTTAAACATCTGCCATTGGTTCGGAGTAACATCATAGTAATTGTAGTAAGTACCGTCTCTAAATACGACTGTCAGTAATTGGCGCTTACGGTCATACCCTGCGGCTACTGTGCGTGGGCGCTCAGGGTTGATGGTAGACGTAGGCACAAGGGTCAAAGGTGCTGGTGTAGCACGGTTTGCTCGCCAATCCTTACCTGTGTACCCCATAGGGGTACCCCCACGACTAGGGTCAAAGTTGTAACGAGAAGGGTCATAAAAGCCCATAGATTCTTCGTCATCTTCAAAGATTGAAATGGCTTCGTAAAACTCACCCGCAGAAGCAGCGGTAGGAAGACTTGCCAAAGGAGACACGAGGCCCTTAGTCCTTTGCTTACCCATCTGACGATAGGCGCCAACTACTTCCTCATCACTAAGACCATAGTAACTTACACGAGCATCGGTAGATAACTGAGCAAGCATTTCTTCTGGATTAGGAACACCGTTCCCACTTGCTCCTGAACCTACTCTTGCCATGGTTACCTCTATTCGTACTCACACCTGTGAGAATCTAACTGGTCTTCTCTTACTACATCTCCACAATACTTGCACAAAAACATTTTGACATCATCAAATGCCTCTGGAAGGCTCTCAGGGGCGTCGCCATAGTCAACTACTGGTCGTGCATACAACTCTGGAGGAAAAGGCCCCCTAGGCGCTTGAGCGGTACGGGGAACAGCATGCCCTTGTACGGCATACTTCCTAATTAGTTTCATGATTGAGTTTTTGTTGTCTTAGCCTTTGTAGTTGGGGCAACAGCAGGTTCTTCTTCAACAGGTGCTTCCTCAACTACGGTTTCCTCAACTACTGGCTCTTCAACAGGAGCAGGAGCCTGTAGGGCTTCCCACTCCGGAACCAACTTAAGGGCACCACCATCACGGTGCGCATGCAAGAAACGAGGAAGGTCAGAGTCGCAGTACACCAAGGCTTGGTTTGCTGAGATTTCATACACGTAGACCGCTTGCTGGTCACAGTTAACACACTTCACTATTTTAACTCCTTAAAAATGTCGTAACCCTAGGGTAACTTAGATTTACTTA